ATTCAAAATACACTCAAATAGAGTTGGGGACGAAATAAATACAACACATATTGTAATTACAAACTATTAAATTAAAAAATTTACTTATAGTAATGAGTTATGACGTGGAAAAGGCACTCACTGGCGACGAGGCTCGTAGATCAGATGCTTGTAGTTGTTGTCTCGTTTCTACTATATTATTAACAATTTCTACTTCTATATATATAAAGATCAATTATTTTTAACTTTTACAATAATTACAGGTCTTTCAGTTCTTATAATGAAAAGTGCTGTTCTTAAAACATTTTTTATAAAATTACTCTTTACTAAAATTTGACTGTGATCAATAAACTTCTTTGAGTTTTTACGATGTTTATTGAGAACAGATTTCATTCGTAGTGCTCGTCTTAAAGATATATTAGAACATTGGATTGTATCAAAAACAAGCACCATTTTTTTATTGTGACGCCATATTTGAGTAAAATATTTATCCATATCTTCAGGTGTTGTATCATCAGTTATACCTATTCTTACATGTATCATGTTTTTTTATAGACATATATTTTTAATATTATTTTCATGACTTTCTTCTATTTTCTGACATATTTCTTCAAGGTTTATTTTTTCACTTTTAGGAACAAGACCAATAAATCTATCCGAAAAATGAACCGATTTTTTTATTTGTGTCTTTTTTGTTTTTGTGTCATATAATATAAATTTTCTATTGAATGTTTTTTCAAATGTATACATATCTTTTATATCATACCAACTGTTCCAATTTTCAAACTTTATCATCATTAAATCCGCTTTATGTTTTTCCAAGTGTTCATTAAAATATGGGATACAACAAGGATACTCCGGTGTAAATATGTATCTTTCTATTTTATCAGGGGCTGTTATAACATAATAATTCCCTTTCTCATGTTTGAATAATTTATCTTTGGAACATACAAATCCTTTATAGATGTGAAATAAATCTTTTATTTTAAAACCTTCGAAACTATTTTTTGTTAGAGAAACTTTGTCATCAAATATATTTAAATACATTTCTTCATCATTCACTAGAACCTTTTCAGTTTGTGATTTATTCTTTTGAAATGTAAAAATAATTCTTTCTTCATTCATATCAAAATGTGTAAAACATCCATCGCGATGCAATTTTAATATAGGTTTCACCAATTTTTTAAAATCCGGAGGACACGTCACCTCTAATGTACCGTGTAATAGCAATTTACATAAATATGTTTCAATTTTTGATAAAGTGGGTTTTTTTAAAACTAATTTATCAAAATATGAATCGTTCATTTATTCAATATAGGTTGTTTCTTTTAATATCCAAGTCATACCTGTGTGTTCATCATCGAGTTTCCATTGACCCCTAAATTCTATCAACATTTCTACTTTATCACCCAAAACAAATGATGATACACCCTTTGCTCCTTTCATATTGACCATAACTCTTTTGTATCTATATGGAACTTTTATAGTCAGGACATTTCCATCTAATGGGTTAAAACGACAATCGGGATATTTTTTATGAAAATATCTCACTTTTTCAGAAACATCTGGGGGGATTAATATTTTTATATATTTTCTATTGTTATAATCATATAAAGGTTCATATATCTCAGTCGTTATTCTCATCTGAATTTAATAATTAATATGATAAAAACTATAAGTATTAATAAATATGTAACCTTGAAAGGTTTCGATGGTCGCCTTGTATTAAATTGTTGATGACAAAATGAACGACCGACCTCTATCGCAGCCTCTATGCTGGCATATGGTGTTTCTCTAGGGGACATCATTCCACATAGAGCCACTTGAGGGTTCTTTCCAATAAATGGAACTTGACCGTATTTATTCAAAACACCTGAACTTTGAACCATTTTCCAACGACCATTTTCCCAATAATTTCCAGATGCGGTGCGACTACTTTTAGGTTCGGGTAGGTTCAATTGATGAATTATTTGTTCATGTAATTCTTTGGGGGGTGTTGTTAATATCTCTTCATTTAAATTACATAAGACACATGAAACAGTGTGACCATCTGGGAGAACAGATGCTAATATGTTCCAACGCGTTTTAGAAGCGATTTCGACTTCATTTTCAATTTTTATGGGTTCCTCATAATCCAATAAAACATGTAAACAAGTGTATGAACTATACAATAAATATTTGGAAGTATCTGTACCCCAATTATCTTGAACAAAATAAGATGCTGGGAAATTATCTATACATAATACCAATAAACCATCTGAAATTATTTGTTCATTTGACAAATGTGCTTCAAAACCATTTTCAAAGTAGTCGAGTTTTTGAAGTTCGGTATTAAAATAAAACTTTACACCCTTTTCTTCCAAAGCCTTTTGCATATCGAGGGACATTTTTCTCCCCGAGACTTTTTGTTCCCATTGTGAAGATAACCCAACTTGATTAAATGATTCAACAAATTCATAAGCAGTCATGACATCCCAACCAACACCATCTATGCTATACGTTATGTTTCCTAAAATTTGTTTACCGCGTGGGGATAATCCATCTATAGAATCTTCCAAAGACTGTGTTTTATAATACGTTGGATTGAAAAGAACTCGGAGAGCCAAAGAAGTTAGAGCGATGTAATCTCCAAATTCAAAATTTTTATATAAAAATGTATATAAATCATTCGCATTTCTTTTTATGAAATAATCTTCCCAACGCATATTCATTTCTTTGAAAAGACTATTTGTATTGACAAAAGCATTCTTGAAAAGCATACGGGGTGCGTGAAAGTCTCGCAATTCACCCTGGGGTTCATGCCAAGAACCACCGACCGTATCCTTTTTTTCGTATATAATAACTTCGTGGTCTGTATTATTTAAAATTTCCCACGCGATAGACATGCCAGTTGGCCCAGCACCGACTATATGAATTTTCATTCTACTATAACTATACATTTATTTCAGCGTGATATACATCTTTAGTCAAATCTTTGTATACGGTGACATTGTCATTCACAACCGATTTCAAATAACAAATTTTACCTTCTTCATCAGCGGTGAAAAAATTACAAGCAGATTCAGTGTTACATCGTTCTTTACATTCACTGATGAGGTCTCCGTTTTCAACCGTAACTGTTGTAATATCGTCAGCATCACCTGTAACTAAATTAAAACCTTCGACTTTTGTAAATGTTTTATTCTGAGCACTCGCGGGAACGACAGTAATATTTTTCTGTTCATCATCGGGTATAGAGGGGGGAGTTACCTCTTTAACATAATCATGTTTCTTAGATTTCATGTATGAATCAATCTTTGTATCATATTCAAATGAAATTGGGTCTAAGTAATCTGGAATACTGTGATATTCACACATCTTACCATTTGTCAAAGTAAATAAATCACACTTTTCATTTTCATCGCATTTTTGTTTGCAGTCTTTATATGTAGAATTATCTTCGGAACCAATTTTGGATGTTCCTTTTAATGAACCTCTCGCAAAAACATCATATTCACAATTTGTGTTGTTACATCTTTTTCTTTCTACGGCGCCATTTGTGGCTTCACACTTTTGACCCAAAACATTTCCTTCTTTTTTTACTGTGTAAATTCTTTTGGATGGAACACACTGTCCTTCACAAGCACTCCATTCTGACCACTCACCTTGACAATCTTCGGGACCTTTATCACACACCTTTTTTATCGTTCTGATTGATTTTTGCATTGATTTTTCAAAATCTTTAACATCTTTGCCATTTATTTTTTCACAATACTTTTTAATCTTCTTATGTTCACTTCTTTTGTTATTCTCAACTAAATATAATATTTGTGAAACTTCATTACCATTTTTATTCTTGGACTTCATTATAAAATAATATATCAATACTACGACTAACAGTAATGTAACACCACCCACAAATCTTGGGTCTTTTATAAACTCCATTTAATATGTATATATATTTTTAATTGTCCTGAATTTCATTTATAAGTTCATCTATTGAACTATAGTATCTTTTCAAATCTTTTATAAATCTTTTATCTTTGATACAATCTTCTTTACCGTGGTTCTTTATAAACCAGGCTAAATTTGATCTTGAATATTTTGATTCTTTTTGATTTTGATTAGGTTTTCTTGGTTTGACCGTATTTTTTTTCTTTTTCTTTTCTATTTTTACATCCTTTGTTGGAATAAAACTCAACGCTTGCATGACAACATCTGCTAAATCATCTTTCTTTTTATGGGATTTGAAAAAATCTACTAGATGACTATTTACATCATTCTTTTCTAAAAACAAAAGACATCTTTCTATGGCAGCCTTTTTTCTTTTATTATATTGCACTTTACCTGAACCAACTATATCAGGAATTTTAAATTTAGCATCATATATAATAACTTCTGCTTTGGGACATCTACACAAAAAGTATGTGTGAAGCATGTGTTCCACCGATTTCATTTTTTTATTTTTCCCTGGTTGTTTTTCAATCAATATTATATTTGATTTAAGAATCCAAGGAAGTGAATCTAGATATTCAACCATATTCTTGAAAAGTCCTTCAGATGATTCCATGGGAACACCGCCAACAGACCATTCAACAATCTTATTATTTGTTTCATTTAATAAAACCATTGCTAGATTAACAATACCAACGTCTATGGAGAGTATCATTATATTTAAAGACCTTTATATCTTTAAATATTTAACGCTTCATAGCCCCTCCTTTACCACCACTTTCAATAGCCTTTTGACCAGCTGGGGACAAAGCAACCTTCAAGAGTACTATGAGTAAAATACATACAAGACAACCAACAACCGCTATAAGCCACCAAGCATCACCTATCATACTGCCAATACTCTCAAATGGACCCCTTTGTGTATTTTCAACCTTTGTGTTCATTTCTGCCACAATTTTATTTAATTGTGTATCATTCACAATGTTTTCGGTTAAACTCTCTATCATAGCTTCAGCAACTGATTGTGCGACAACATCTTGTTGGACATTTATGGGGGCATTACAATTTTTGATCGTGAGAACACCATTCGCAATTGATACAGCCGATGCACCAACTGTCTGAACATTTTCAGAACTAAACGTTCTCTTTGTAATATTTTCAAGGGCTGTATTCATATCATTTTGAAGTGATGTTCTGTCTCCACCAGATAAGGCCAACCATCCCTTTGTATTTTCAAGTTCGGTTGCGGCAGCATTTTGTATATCAGTTGTTACATTACTTATGACTTGTGTCATGCTTTCCAAAACCTGTTCTACTTTAGAAATTGTTTCAGCTTTGACTGTTTGTATTATATTGACAGGGCATCCAGCGTTCACATTTTCAATTTCAATCTTAAATGTCGCGGCAGCAGTAGCGGAAGCCGAAACTTTTTGTGAATTTTTTGAAGTTTGTTCAAAAATGTTTTGTTGAACCATGGACATATTAAATTTATTTTTTACTTCAGTTGTAGTTCCACAATTTCCCATACCAAGAATACAAACCATGCTGTATATATATATATTCAACAAATAAAAAAAAATATATATTTACATTATAAAATGAAACAACGAAACCGAAATTTGATGCTCACTGTCTTAATTATCGCCATCTTATTGTGGTTATTCAGGAAGAATATTAAAAGGAGTTTCCTGGATGTCGATGATGCGAAGAAGGAAAGCGTGAAGGCCTACATTGCCGAAAACAAAGGGACATTCAAAGGGAAGCCATTTGCGGTTTATGGACGATTTAAAGATTTGACCACTGATGATGCTAAACTTAAGAATGTATTAAAAGCGGCACAGGCCAATGACGACACTGAACTTTTAAAGATATTAAATTCTTTATAATAAGTAAGAATGGGAAACAGAACTGTTCCACCTTCGGAGACAGGGACTTATTTCAGGCCAAAATCAAAACGTAAACTTACATGTAGCGCTGTACCCGGGGATTGTAAAAGTAGTGGAATTCCATCATCTGGTAGAGAAGACTGTGCTCAGAAATGTATAAATAACACAGAAGAAGTCAGAGAGGCATTGGGTGGAAATAGATGTCTTGGATTTTCATTTGGTGATCCAGATAGTTATTGTGAAGTTCAAGATAGAGGATGGTGGTCTGGTCAATTACATGGTTGGGGGAGTAGATGGTCCGTTTGGAAAGAGGATGAAAACGTTAACAGAGAAGCACCAGCGCCCAAGGATCCAAATGCTTGTCATGTAGAAGTATATGAATATAGAAATGGTGAACACTGGTCTAGAACATACACAGAAACACAAGATTTCAAAGATATTGATCATAATAGAAATGGTTCTATAAAAGTTAAAAATTGTTTAAGCAATAACACATTTGTTACATTTTATGAAAATACTGGTTCAGATACAGGACCCGCTTTTATGGCAAAAGAAGGTGATACAATGAACCTTGATACACACGACGCGTCAGATAGAATTAAACGTGTTAAATTTACTACTTTCCCAACTGCTAAAGAAAATGAAATTTCGTATGATATGACACTTTTGGGTGTTGCGGATGTCAATTCATTTAATAACACAGATGTAGATGTTATGATAGATAAATCTCGAAAAGATAGAATTATTTTAACAGGGACTGGAGACCAAGCCTATTCAGGTAATCCATGTCCTGAGGGTGAAATGCATTGGATGACCCCAGGGTCTGTTAGATGTATATATGACAACAGTAATGGTGATGCCATGGCTGCTAAATTAAGAGCACTCCACTCTATAGTCAATGCGAATGGTGAGCCAGCGGCCAGTCCTCGCCGTATATTATATGATTCTCTGGTTACCAGTTTTTGTAGTAATTATGACAATATACCCAAAATAGTTACAAGTGATAACGCATCTTGTTTTAATAGAAGTGGTGACGGTGATCCAGGGTTGGCTCGTGGATATTGTGAGTTGGAAATAGACCGAATCAGAAACGACGAATTTTGTACTTTGGACAATTTAGGTAATTCAAATTATAACGTTCTCGGTATGGCATACTGTGCCGGTCATGCTGAGGATGAGTGGTGTAAATGTTATAACGCGAGCAAACCTGGTTTATGCGATCAAAAACCTACCGCGGCTGGGTGTGCCGAAGCATTGGAATACATAAAAGATGAAATTGAAACAACAGGTGAGGCAGCAAGAAATAGTATCAAATCGCGAAAACATTGTCACATTTGCCCCACCGCGGATTTTGTTCCTCTTAATGCCTTTGCTACCTGTCCATTACAACTTTCATATTGTAATATTGAAGGGACTTTTGGTAGAGTAACGGGTTCTAATGTTGTCAATACTTGCAATCAACAAGCGAACAATATTATTAATAATCCCGCTGACTCAACCAGTGATACAAGCCCCCTTGATGAGGCTGGTTCCCCATCCCCTTCAGGTTCCCCAAGACCCCCAGGTTCCCCATCCCCCCCAGGTTCCCCATCCCCTCCAGGTTCCCCCTCCACTCCTACTGTTTCCACGACAACTTCAGATGGTATGAGCACAGGTGCTAAAGTTGGTATTGGTATAGGTATTTTACTAATTATAATAGTAATCGCTGTCTTATTGATGAATAAAAAATAAAGTAGTTTAAAGGGCTTTAAATAAATATAATTATGATAAGTGTATGTTGGTGGTGTTGTCATTCAATAGAAGGTACGCCATTACAGATGCCTTACAGTTATGATAATTTACGAAATAGATTTGCAACGGCAGGATATTTCTGTTCTTGGAGTTGTGTGAAAGCATACGCTGTAGATAAATATGGAACAGGTGAAATATGTGGAAATATAGGATTAATGCGAAAGAAGATGTTTGGTGTGAACATATCACAAACGATCAAAAAGGCACCAAATAGACAAAGATTACAAATGTTTGGTGGTGATATGACTATAGAAGAATTTAGGGCAAATTGTTCAAATGAAACATATCAATACATTAAAGAAGTTGAGACGGTTGATATTCCTACGAGAGTTATACCCCTTATTTCAAACAATAAAAAGTTGGATGAAATAAAGAATGCGAGTGGTTCAAATGACACATTGCGTCTAAAAAGGACAAAACCTCTTAAACGAGATCAGAATAATTTAGAAACCGCTTTGGGACTTATTGTTAAAAGTAAATCCTAATTTACGAATTTGTTTCGCAGTTGGCTTAGAAATAGGTGTTTTGTCTTTATCACTAAAGACCCATTTCTCACCATCATACGCAACCCATTGAATATTATATTTTTCTATTTCGCGACGACAAAGAACACAAGGAATAGATATACCAGCAGTTCCGTCTGCCCTAGGTCTAAATATTATCATCTTTCCATGTTTTCTGTGAATCCACTCGGAAAATTTATGATTATTTTTATTTTTTTTACTGTACTCATGATGAAGCATCTTTAACAATCGTCTTTCTGCGCAACAGTGACAAGTGCTATGAACCGCATCATGAGATGGCCCCTTTCAACTGCGGTTGGGACTTGCACATAAAACTCGTAACATAACAATAACGCATTTTTTATCTATGACTATGAGTGTAGTTATTTTTTTAAATAACAATTATCACAGGATAGTTTGCACCCTTCATAAACATAACAACACTTAGGGCACTCTTTGTCTAAAATTTCATTTTTAACGGTATGCTCCGCAAACAAATCCTTGACTGAATAAATGCCGTGGGTTGCCATATATTTTAAGGAGGGGAATCTCATTATATTGTTATATAGAATATTATCCTTATTTAATTTTTTGAACAACACAATAGTTTTTTCAAAGCACCGACAGAGTTTATAGTGATAAAAACACTATCGACGAGATTAGGGACGAGGGATATTAAAAGAACTTCCAAATCACTGTCCGTTTCACCTTCATCAATTTTACGAATAACACTGTTTGTTATGGCAATTATTATTTCTTTTCGTTCATCCTGTGTCAATTTTTTGTATTTATTGACTTCTGAAAAGATTGTCATAACCAGGGAACATAAGTTTTCTTTTGTTATACCTTCCGCTGAATATTGATTTTCAATCTTTTTAACGGTTTCCATCAATGTTTTTGTATTCATTTTATCTCCTTTATCAAGAAGTAATGCCTCCATGTTGCTCATGTATAATACCCTAATAAAATAATTCTCAGCACATATAAAATGGAAAGTGATGATACATTATTTTTCATCGCATTTTTTTTGAGTTCACTAAAAGCCATTGATCATTATAAACATATTTTATATACACGCGATGTCTCAAACCTATCTATCTTGTATACACTCATTACAATAATTACAAGTTTTATATGGCTACTTTTGAGTGTAAAAAATAAATCAAACTTATCTGCGGGGTTTATTTCTGTAACCTTAGCCATGGAAATGTATGTTCTTTACATTCTCGTGGATAGGGAGTTATTTTCTCATTCTATTAAATCTAAAGATTTGAATGGTGAAAACGAAGAAGAAGATTAATAATTATTATTTGGTGGTGTAAACCGATTATAAGCAGCAACGCTCATGAGGAATAATAAACTAAATCCTCCCATGTAGAAATAAGACATCTTTTTTTCTAGGTCATCTCCTTCACATTTTTTGAGTGTGTCAAAATAAAGTCCAGAACCTATGACTGATACCAAGGATATAAGTCCAATAAATATTGGACCATTCGCTTGAACAAACTTGAGAAGAAGCATTGTCAACGCCACGGAGCAAGCAAAAATTAAGGATGTAACCCAATACTGTTTGTATATTTCACCCTTCTTTTCTTCCTTCAAAGCATCACAAGAATTTAATTTTGCTAAAGCAACACCGTTCATATAAAAATATGCAAGAGCCAACATGAATAGTAATCCAATGGATATATAAGACGTTTCCATTGACGCCATTTTATATTATATATTCTGAAAATATTTTAATTTTCACCATCTATCATATCTTGAATAAGAGTATGAATATCATGTTTTGGAGACCATCCAATGTTTTTGATTTTTTGGGCATCACCCACCAACAAATCAACTTCACACGGTCTGTAAAACTCCGGTGAAACTTTAACGATAACCTTTCCATCAACAATACCCTTTTCATGGTCACCCTCACCTTCCCAAGTGATTTCTTTACCCATCTTCTCCAATGTCATTTGAACAAATTCTCTCACCGAATATATTTTACCTGTGGCGACAACATAATCATCTGGTTCATCTTGTTGAAGCATCATCCACATCGCTTCAATGTAATCTCGTGCGTGTCCCCAATCTCGCTTCGCAGAGAGATTTCCAAGTTCGAGAACTTCTGTTTCGCCCTTAAAAATACTCTTCAAAGTTTCAACAACCTTTTTTGTAACGAAGTCTCCCCCGCGTCTGGGACTCTCGTGATTAAATAAGATTCCCGCAGATGCGTGAATACCATAGGATTCACGGTAGTTTTTCACCAACCAGTGGGCTGCCATCTTTGAAACACCATAGACAGAGCGTGGGTAAAATGGTGTCGTTTCCTTTTGTGGGATTTCTTGAACTTTACCAAACATTTCAGAAGTAGAGGCTTGATACACTCTAAACTTTTCAGGGGTTTTGCTTTGACGAACAGATTCCAAAATATTTAAAATACCCAATGTATTGGCTTCAAATGTATATTTTGGGCAGTTGAAAGAAACACCGACGTGACTTTGAGCAGCCAAATTGTAAATCTCAACACGGTCATATCGCTCACAATCATTCACCATTTTGTTAATAATCGGTTGATCCAATATATCACCTTCATACAACTTCAAGGCATCATGTTTTATCTTGAGATTGCTACTCTTCAAAGGATACGTACAACGTCTAATTAAACATTTCACATCATAACCCTTTTCCAACAAAAATTCGGTTAAATATGATCCATCTTGACCTGTTGGACCTGTTATTATGGCAGCGCGGGAAGCCATTTAAAGAATATGTGTCTTTATTCTTTAAATATGCTTGTTGAAATATCTAAGGCTGAACTCATTGATAAGATTACAATTCTTGAAATTAAAATGGATAAAATTAAAAATGAAGAAAGGTTGGTCAATGTCAAAAAGGAACTAGACATTCTTCGGGAACTTGAATTTGAAACACCTCTCAAAAAAGACCTTAAAAAAGTCAATGATCTTTTGTGGGAAGTAGAAGATAGATTGAGGATTTTAGAAAAAGATAAAAACTTTAACCATGAATTTATTACAAAAGCAAGAATGGTATATATTTTAAATGATATGAGAGCAGATATCAAGAAAACAATTAATCTTGAAACACAATCAAATATTATTGAAGAAAAAAGTTATTGAACCACCAACGTCCATAAATCTTGAGTGCACAATGTTCGTGTATTATGATTAGGGAAATAGTCATGGGCTCCAATATTTAAATGAAAAAAATTATTCGTCTTGTCCCCAATTTCCATTATCTCAACAAGCCAGTTGTAAGAAGAATTCATCATATGACGCTCACTCGCATTTTCAATTATAGTCAAATAATCGAAAATGTTAAAATCGTCAAATTCATAACTACCGTCAGAATTTACTTTTGATACAGTGGGTCTATATATTTCTTTGTCCGTTTCAACTTTTATGTTTCTCCCCCTTTGTGCATCATCATGAATAAATATATAAGGCTTTGTAGGTGATAAAAGTTCCCTCGACTTATCTCGAACAACTTTAAATTTTTTATACATTGTGTTTGGGTGAAGACCCGCTTGAATATACAACATACTTGGCCAGTTCGTATAAGAACAATATTTGCCAGCGATTAACTTTGAAAATGTTATTGGATCCATTGAATGCACTCCTAATGGAAGTATTTTCCCACTGGCATGTTGTATCATATCAGTCGTAGTAGGGCTTCCATCAAGGCCAATAATGCGGACTTTTTCTGATATGTCCCTGTACATAAAACTAACGGATGGGACATGCGATCTTTTTGCAAAGATGATAACATAATCCTCAGTCTCTGCGAAATGACGAACAAGCCCATTGAGAACGATCTGGTCTCCCAAACCAAGGTGTCCCAAAATTGTTATCATTACTTGTAAAATGTTTTAATTTTTTAAGTTATCACTTAAAAAATTAAATCTTATTATAAACATGAAACCTTTCCTTAAGTGGGTTGGTGGAAAAACGCAAATTTTGGATACCATATTAGATAGTTTTCCTAAAAAAATAAATGATTATCACGAGATATTCGTTGGTGGAGGAAGTGTTTTATTTGCGGTTTTAGAAAAGTGTCATGTTATGGGTAATATATACGCATATGACCTCAATGAAACACTCATAAATGTGTACAAAGACGTACAATTGCGTCCAAAAGAATTACATAGAGAAGTCATGAACCTCTTCAATGTGTATGATGAATTATCAGGGACAGAAATTATTAGAAAACCTACAAACGAACAAGAAGCAATGACATCTAAGGAAAGTTATTATTATTGGATTAGATATAAGTTCAATTCAAAAATTGGTGACATATCGGCAATGTTCATTTTTTTGAATAAAACATGTTTTAGGGGTATTTTTAGAGAAGGACCACAGGGGTTCAATGTACCATATGGTCATTACAAGACGACACCACAGTTCATACCACTCATTGAATTTGAAAAAATATCAACAATTCTACAACGAGTTATATTCAAACATTGTGATTTTAGAGATGCCATTAAACAGGTTAAACCAGGTGATTTCATGTACCTTGATCCACCTTATGTACCAGAAACAAAAACATCTTTTGTGGGATACACAAAAGATGGATTTGGAATAAAAAACCATGAAGAATTATTTAAAATGACGAAAGCGAATGGAGCACATTTTGTTATGAGTAACTCGGATGTGGATTTAGTTAGAAAGGCATTTTATGAATATAACATATCTATTGTTAAGGCAAGAAGGGCTATAAACAGTAAAAACCCTGAAGCCACTACGAATGAAGTGGTCGTTCGGTCTTTCATCTAACAAAAAATACTTTTATTCCGTATTTTTTGTTGACTTAAACATCGTTTAAAAGTTTCTGATCATCTGTTCAAAACTTCCTTTCTTACTTATAAACTTTTTAAGAACATCTACTACAAATAACTCATATTTTAATCGAAGGAAACTATTATTATTATTATTATTATTAAAAAAACTTAATTTAGGATTTATTTTTTGTATAAGTTTTGCCTGCTTGCCTGGCCATCGAATCATGTCACGTAAAATACCTAGTTCCTCTATAATATTGTTTGTATCTTTATTATTAGTATTAGTTTTCTCGATAACTCCCACAATTTTACTAAATTCTGGCATCTTGACAAGGGATTTTGTCTTTAATCGAGATTTAAGATTCAAATAGTTTAGATAGAGATCCAATGTAATCTCAATAATCTCTCGTGTTTTATTATTTATATTAGCAATACGTATTTTCAGAATTCTATTTATTAAAGTATTTCTATTATTTTCATTTTGTATATTATGTCGTTTTAATCTATTTATAGAATTATTAAAGTTTTTTAATCTTGCATGTAATTCTAATATATCAGTTATAATGGAGTTAGGTAAATTAGGTAGTTTTTTTTGTTTGTTGTTCGCACTCTTTCGCGGGGGTGTATTCTTTTTAGGCGGAGACGACATCTTAATTATTAACAATATATTTATTCTTCTTTGTCTACAAAAGTCCAAACTTCATCTGAAAATACTTGCTTGACAATTTCTGGTTTATAGTATTTGTGTGCCA